TACACCTTCTTCATCCCACACAGCATTGCCACGCAGGACATCTATCATCTCTATAATATATCCTTCGGTTGTAATATCGTAAATTCTGCCAATGGCCTCTTTGTATTTATCAAGTTCGGCTTGGAGCTGCTCGCACTTATCTATTAGCTCGTCCTTGTTAAAAGAATGCATTGATAAACTACCCATTTTACGCACTGCCTTTCTGCTTAACTTTATCTTTCCAGCTTTGAATTACAGTCCATATTCCTCCATAAGTCTCCTCCATTTTTTTCCTTGCATTATCCGCCGCCTTTTCAATGAAGTTTTCCGGGGTATCTGCAAGTCCAGTCTTGCCTTTTGTGAAAAACTTCATCTTTCGCCCGCTTGCCTGCTCCCAAAGGATATATGCCAGCTCTGGCTCGGTATTCCTTTTTGTGGCCTTACCAAGTGTAGGGCATAGCAGCTTAATTGCATCTAACTGCGGTGCTTTACGGCTCTTGTTTGCAAAATGAGCAGAGCAAGCGTTCTCTACAACATCGGCAGGATAATATTTCAGCTCACGGAAAAAAACCCGACACATCGAACGTTGCTCCCAACCATTCCAGTCAGGCCACAAGCCGTGAATTGTATCATTCCATATTGATGTAAATTCTGTCTCTGTCATCTTGGCCTTACTTTCTTAACGTAAAAATCCGTACCCCAATTAAAGCCAGCTTTAACAAGGTCGTCCCGAAAAACAAGCATATCTCCAACACTAATTCTCCACCTTCTGTGTCTTTGCCAAATTCTTTATCAACCATTTTATCTATCTCATCTTTGGGGGATGTTTTTGAGCATAATTGATAATCTTCAAAACAATGACCCGATTTGTCTATAAAAACATATTCATATTCGTCGCTCATTTTGGCCTCCAGAATTACAGGGAATTACTTTAACTTTGATTGCTCTGTCTCCAGCTTGATAACACTTTCTCCAACTTTTGCCAAGGACATCAGAATGAGCCGCAATGGCCTCAATCCGCTTAAGCCAAGTTCCTGTATATAATCCATACTTGCCTGTAATAGCCCAAAATATTTCATCCTTACATCGTTTCATTATATCCCCTTTAAATCCTCAACTGTAAAACGCTTTTTAGGTTCCGGTAAAATATCTTCCCAATTCCGGTTATTTATCCACGTTTTAAAGTGCTTCTAGCATTTTTCCGCCATTCTATCTGTGCTTCTATCGCAGGTTTTAATAACGGCAGGACATCTTTCCAGTCTTTATGCTTCTTCACAAAGTTGTCATATTCAGTTTCACTGCCTCTTTTATTACCAGGATAAACATTCCTTGCTTCCTCAAAAATTGTCATATATTTAGTTTGGATTGGTGGTATTGATACCCTTCTCAATAACTTGACCCTCAAGATATTGTAAGGCTTGTTCTGATAAAGAGTTATGTTGTTTGAGTTTTTTCTCAATACCTAATCCAATGGGTGATTTAGGGTTAAATGGCAAATTTCCCTGATAATACAAAAAATTCTTTATCCAAAAATATTTGTCATCACTCAAATAAGCCTTTGATATTTCCTTAAATATTTCATCAATGGTTTTTTCGGGTTTCAATTCTTTGAATTCATCATCTTTTGCCGTTGGGAGCCCTGTTTCAAAAGAAGCTAATTCAAAATCTTTTTCCCAGAAACCAGCTATATCACAGTTGTCGCAAAGATAAACAAACAATAGTTTTCCTTCCAAACTTAAATGCCTAAACCACTTATCTCTCCATTTTTCGGTCATAGTAAATCGTGCTGGCATAATGATACCTCATAAAAAAGGCCGCCCATCGGCTGACAATGAACACCCACGAAGGAATGCACCGATGAGCGACTTTTCAAGCTAATTAAGTTGTGAGTATTCATTGTCATAATCACACCATACCACAGATTCCAACCCTGTCAAGAGAAAAAAATTATTTTTTATTTTGCTTCTCGATTTTGACTAATGCCGTTACCGTCTCCTTGATAATGGTCAAGTCGCCTCGTTTGTAAGTGAACTTTTTCTTGACCTTGAGCATTCGATTTAAGAGCTTTTTTAAACCAATCTACTGCGTCATTGAGGACTTCGGGCGGTAAAAGGACGGCGGATACAACATCCGCGTCTGGGTCTGTCATTCGAATCAGAACTCCCTCTTCGCCGTAATCGAGCATCTCGAGCGTGCACCCGTTCTTGTAAGTATAAGGTTCTTTAATCATTTTTCTCCTCAAAAAACAGTTCTTAAGTTGGGGTCGGGGGGCGTAACTGGCCAATCTTTCTCAATCGCCTTCGATAAGATTTCCTCAATAAAAGCAGTCATATTCTTTTTACCAACGCCTTTAGTCGTCAATCTGCCAACGGCTGTCCCATCGTCCAAATAGAAAATCTCTTTTTTCAATAAATACCAGAGCAGGCAATACTACTCCTTTATAATAGCGCCTCTGCCGGTCGGTGATATACTCAAGCGGGTCAAGTAGCTTAATAGCCCCACCCACTTTCAGCTCAGCCAATATATCTTCTAGCGGCTTCTCGAAGGTCGGGTTGCCCTCAATTATTGATTTAACTTGATATGTTTTTGACATCTACATTGTCTCACTAAAATTTAGGTAAGCAAATTCGCCAAAAAGCTCCAACGCCCTTGTGTCGTAAGCTTTGGCAGCTTCAAGCTCATTATCAAAATAACCAAGATGCCGTTGCTCGTTGTTGTATTTTATTCGAGCTATCCACTTCATTCTTGCTTTGTGCCAGTAAACTCCCTTGAATTGTGAGCTTCCCTTTACTTTCCTTCGATTGAAGTCGTTTTGCTGATGATTACAAGTTCGCAAATTAGACCGCCTGTTATCAAGCCCATAATGATTTTTGTGGTCGGCTTGCAACCCATCGCCTCTTTTGAGACCTAAAATTTGTCGATGCATACATATCGTTTTATGCTTGCCATTTATGTTTCTCGGAGTGTTTCGGTAAGCATACCACGTGTGCCCCAGCTTATTAGCATACCATTTGAATTTGGATAAACTGTCGTAGTCGGCGTCATCGACTAAGGCGTATTTGTTTTGTGTAAGTTTTATCCGTTTCATTTTACAATCCCCAAAAGAAAAGCCAACCAGGGGGCTACCAGTGCGGACGAGTTGCGTCCTTAGAACTGACCTGATTGGCTTTAATTTCATTAACACTGGTAGCATACATACAACTATAACCTTTTACCCGAATTTGTCAAATAATAATTATTTTTTTAAGAAATTTTTCTCTACTCACTCGGTTCGAACTCCTCATCTTCTATTAAATCGCTTGATAAACATTTTGGGCATAAAGGCTTTTCACCCATTCCCGCTGGCTCATCGAAAAGCTCACCACACTTGTCGCATCGGAAGTTTCTTCAAGATGTTTTTCAACTTCTTCTTCTGTCATTTGTCCTTTTCTTCTTCTTGTTTTCACCCAGCTATCCTTTTGATTCAAACTAATCAGCCACGCCACAGCTTTTGCAACCATATTCATCTTAGTTGGATAAGCTCCCTTTTGAGCCAGGAATATCGCCGCCACCTTGTCTTGGTCCGGCTCTCCGTCCGTCAAGGATTCCTGTAATTTTACACAGATTGCGTCCAAAACCTTCTCGTTCTGAGCAGTGAGTTTAGGAATTTTGGGCTTTGGTTTATCGCCAGCACCCGCACCATCATCGTCCTGGTCATAAGTTGCAAGGCCGGTTAGTGCCAACAGGGTGTATCTTTGCAGGTAAGTTACCGTGCTGCCAATGGCCTGAATGACGTTTTTGCTGCCCGTAACGTCAGGTGGGGCTGATAAGGAAGTGATTTCCGAATGCCCCATTATGTGAGTAATTTTGCAAGTTACTTTGACAGAGTTGTTGTCCTGACTTGTTACCCACGAAGCGGTCAAGCCGTGCTTACTTAGTTCGGTGTTAATTTTGGTCGTTACATTATGTAAGCCGGCGTGGGTATATTTTACATCCTTGTAGCGGACAGTTTTGTCCTTGAGAATTTCGGGCGGATTTTTCTTAAATTCCGCCATAGCTTGTGTGTATGCCTTCTTCGCTTGCGTAGCATCCCATCGTTCTTGGAGTTCTAAAAGTTCCTTTAGTTTAGCGACATCCATTTCGCCATTGGCCGCTACCAAAGCTGCGGCATTAGCAAGCGGTGAAACTGTCTCTGCTTTCTGTATTTGATTTTTGTCTTTCATATTCCACCTCAATAATTGATTGTTATATTTGGCACATTACCGGCGACAAGATGCTTTACAATGATTTTCGATAACTTTTCATTTCCGGTAATAGATTTAAGAGAATCAACAATCCCTTTTTCGATTTCTTCACGATGCTTTTTATTCTCAACCCTCTTGCGTTCAACCTCGGCCAGTCTCGCTTGTTCCGCCTTATCAGCATCAACTTTAGCTTGACGTTCGGCCTCAACTTTAGCTTGACGTTCGGCCTCAGCTTTACGAGCCTTTTCCTTTTCGGCTTCAATGGCTTCCTGTTTCTCACGTTCAGCTTTTTTGATAGCTTCTTTTTTCTCTCGCTCGACTTTTTTGATAGCGTCTTTCCGTGCTTGTTCGGCGGCTTCGAAAGCGATATTCTTCTCTCGTTCGATACGTTCCTTTTCTTTAATCGCTGCTTCCCTTTTAGCTGCTTCGGCCTCTCGGCGTTCAAGGTCGGCAAGTCTTTCCCGCTCTGCCTTTTCTTTGGCAAGGCGTTCGGCTTCGAGAATGGCCTCTGCCGCAGCACGTTTTTTGGCTTCAATTTCATCCAAAGGTTTCATTCTTTTGGTGATTATCGCATCGGCTTCAGTGGTCAATTCATTCTTTACGGCGTCAACTTTTCGGCCAAAAGCAAGCGCCTCGGCTTTCGTATCTTTGTGCGCCCGGGCAACGTCACCTTTGAATCCTCGCAGCCGCTTGACCCACGAGCGAAGGGCTTTTTCGCCCTCCGGTGTAGTGTGGTCGAACACAAGCGACTCATCTTTCTTTTTCAATTCGGCCAAAGTCGCTCGAATGGGATTAAAAACTGTTAAAAAAAAGCCAACCAGGTTGATACCACAGCGGACGGGTTGCGTCCTTGAAGTGCCCCGATTGGCTTTAATTTCTTGATTAACTGTGGTATCATACATTACAAAATAACCCTTTTATTAGAAAAAATCAAGATTAAAATTCAGAAAATGTCATTCTTTTTATTATTGTTTTTAGCTCTTCGACAAACATAACCACCGCCACGGCTAACTTATGTATGTATTCCTCATCCCTCGGAATTCTTTTGCAGAAAAATGGCCTGTCTTTTATAGCCGGACAATAGCTGATAAAATCACACCACTTGCGCTCTGATACCCATAATTGGCCTTGCACTTGCGTCGGCATTCGGGCTTTTAGTATGTTGTCGATATGTGTTGAAGGTATCGGGCATTTAATCTCTATCAAACCATCCCTGCCAACTAAGCCGTCTGGGCTTGTCCCAACCCAATCATCCCGTTTAATAAATCCAACCTGCTCAACCGAGCAGTGGTTGACCATCTCATAGTATTCTCTGGCTTGCGGCTCGACTTCCACGCCGTTCTCCATATTCTCATTTGAATATCCCGCCTGTGACTCACCTGTTAATCTTTCAGCCGCCAGCTTACGCATATAAAGCCCTCGACCAGTGCCCTTGTTAAGCACTACTCCTGAGACCCTTGCTGACAATCAAAAAACTCCATTTTGTCAGTCTCCTTATTACTTTAAATAGTTCTATGTGATTAGTCCAGCGTCTTTTTCTGCGCCTAAAGTCCGCTCCTGTGAGGCACTTCTCTCTCGATATGGTCGATATTTATGCAGAGGGCAGGTCGTAATAGGACAATTCTTAACCTCGACTCTCTGCCAGTTTGTGCAATCAAGGCACAAAGAATCGAGCGCGGCTCGTAAGCTATGTCCTTTGAGTGCTTTTCGATACTTCCCACGATAGATTTTAGGCATATGCTCACAGTATTCTTTTTGTTCCTTCGTCAGTCCCATTTTTAACCTCGCTTTCGCATAATTTCCGTAATTCCATTCGCAGATTCAAATACAAGCTCAGGTCAGTAACATCGCCAGTCCTCTGTGCCTTTCCACAAGCCAAGCGGACTGCCTCAGTTAAAATTTCCTCTTGGATTTCCGAATTCTCTGCGCAGATATAGCAGCAATTCCAGCCAGTATCACGGACGTTTAACCCACCTTGAACCTCTTCAGCTGCCCCGCCGTAGCATACTATACAGATTTCCTTTCGACAAAAATTGCACTCATACAGTTTTGTATGTAGGTCGCCGCAAGCATCACATCTGTATTCTACATCTGGCATATCGTCATAGGTAGGCGAGCCGTATTTTTCGGCTCGCAGTATCTGCGGATGGGTCATAGATTTCATTATTTGCCTTCTTTCTGAAATGCTTTTTCCCAGGCAGCCATAGTTTCTTTGCCGATTTTTCCGTCCGGCTCAACACCAAGCTTTTTCTGAAGCTCCTCATAGGTAGGTATATGACTTCTGACCGTCGCAAGCTCCGCCTGACAGTCGGCTAACCGAGCTTGACAGGTTTCGAGTTCGGTGAGAAGCTCATCAAAATAGTGGGCAACAACAAGAATGCCTATCAAAACGAATACATATAATACACCGTTAAATGTTTTCATTTTGTATCTCCTTCCTGCCAGAGATGGGAATTCCAATCAAGCCCAAAAGCATACTCACCCCCATTTTTATCACGACAAAATACTTTTTCTTCTCCTATAAAAAGTATTTCGCAAGGATTGGAGGCGTTAGTAGGCCCAAAAATCTCTACCTTATCTCCAACCTTGAAATCCTGTAACAGTTTCCATATAGCTTTATTTTTTTTGATTGTGGCTTCACACTGTTCTATGGCTCTTGGTATTTTTTCTGGGTTCATTGTTTTAGCACTTATCATTTGTTTCGCTTGGCATTATATTTCCCTTTCAATCTGTCGCCGCCGAGATTATTCACTTGTTAAAATGGGGGTCAGCCCACACTCAAGACCGACCCCTTCGTCAGACCCATAAATTGCGGGGGCCGGATTCGAACCGGCGATAACGGCTTATGAGACCGCTGACTTAGACCACTGGTCGACCCCGCAAAAAAGTTCGGTCGTGCAAATTCGCCAAATAGCTCTTTCGCCCTTTTATCATAAACTTTGGCAGCTTCAATCTCGTTATCGAACCTGCCAAGAAAGTATGACTTGCCATTGTATTTTATATAAGCTTGCCACTTCATCCTTGCTTTGTCCTTTCGCCACCGCCGAGATATTCACTTGTCAAACTATGTGGGACTTTCTTTACTGCTTGGCAAATTTGGAAGGAGGTCATATCTTCTGTCAAAATTACATCTGCGTCCTGTATTTCTTTGCCTACTCCTATGAAAATAGCATCCTCATCTTCTGAATATACGACATCGTGAGCTGCTAATCGGATTTTCTGCTCACCATTATCAAAATACAACGCCTCACTTTTTGCTGAATGATATGGGGCGGGGAAATTTTTGCTTAATTCTTCTCTTGCAACATCTATAATATCAGATTTCCGAACATTTTCAATTTTACCAGTTTCAGGATGTTTAAGTTCAGTTATTCCTTTGTCTATGCGCTCCGCAGGTGTCATCTTTTCTGGCGTTTTGGGTTGAGCTGGTTTCTGCTCTAAATCCCTCAAAACCCATTCAACCGCTTTTTCCCGCGTGGGCGCTTCTTTAATTGCATATCCTTTTGGATTAACAACTACAAACCTATCTTTATATGCATAGGGAGCGTCTCGCCAATCTTTGCCTCTATCTTTTAATTCATATCCTTTTGGCAATTTATCAGAAACCTCTGCAACGCCCTCTTCTGCTGCAAGGGGTGTAACAGTCGGCTTGGCAGAAGTTATGGCTCTGGCATCGATTGAGGCGACTTTCCCCTGAGTTAATTCAATCCGCTTCATTTTATCTCCATAAAAAAGCCAGAAGCCCGGCTGCAACAATCAGAACCACGGGGGAATGATATACCGGCTCCTGGCTTTACTTCATTGAGATTAAATTGTAATTCTAACTGTTGCATATTTTATATTATCGGCGATTGAGCTAATAAAACTTTTTACCTTGATTGATATAAGTGTTTGGCTTCAAAAGACTTACGACGCAAAAAAACTTTAAAAAACCTTCGAGAAAATAAGTTCTGGAGAAGCGAAGTCCTTTTTTTCTAATTATCTCCCCCATAATAAACAAGAAAGAAAATTAAATTTTTTCAAAGGACAACGAGCGGCAGCTAAGGAGGCCCAAAAGCCACCGCCCGCCTACTTCACCACTTCGCTAATGGACAATGTTCAGTTTTTAGTAACGTCTTGAACCTCAAAAAACATTTACATTTCGGACATCTTGCCTCAGCTAAAGCGTCTGTATCTTTCCCCCTTGCGTTTATGTAGCTAAACCAGCACCGCAAGCACCGCTCTCTTCGTTTTTTAAGCTCCTCTTTGCTGACGACAGTAAATCCCGATAACGCCCACTTCAACATCGCCAGTATAAACTCTATCGCAATAAGTGCCTCCAGTAGCAACGCAATCCAAACCACCAATTATAAGGGAGCCGCAGCCCCAGCCGCCACTACAAGGCGAAGCCGTTTCGAAGCAATGACCACTTTTAATCAGGCAAGAGGTGTCTTCAACGCCACAAACTCCGCTACCACCGGAGTCTAAACTAACCCCCACCCTTATATACCAGTCATCGCCCAATTTAGTTACACTAGGGAAAAAAATCTCAATTTTGTCTAAATGATATTCATCCATTGGGCTGCCGGAACAATTTGAATTGTCGTAAACCTTATACGTGCCAGAATAAGAGCCCGAAGGGTTTATCAACTTTTGCTGGCACACATCCCAAAAGCCCTTGTATTCACCGTTAACAGAATCTCCATCAATAGTAAAAGAATAGCCATATTCATCTTCAAAACAACCTTCGCACAAGCTATAACCTGATAAAGTTACGATAAGCCCGTGGGGCATATTTGCTCCAGTTTCACAATTTCCCCAGTCGGGACACTCACGGAGAATTGCGTTGTTATGAATCATCAATTTATTATTGTCTAAATGCAGCATAATTTGTTAGCAAATAGTAGTATCATCAAATCTGAAGGTAGGATACCAGCGTATTGCCCCTTTAGAATCCTGGCTCGCAAATACTGATATTCGTTCCCTACCTGAAAATTTCGGCCAAACATCCCCAGTTAAATTATTAGAGCCATCGTGAAACTCGAAACACGAAACAGTTATATCGCCACTACTGTATTCCCATTCTTCAGTAGATGAATTAAATGTTTGTAGTTTGCAAGTCAGCGAGTCAGCTCCCACACCATCTACGTTTATTCTTGCAACCCAAGTTTTACCCGTGATGTCTTCAGAGTTGAATTCCACGATAATGCTATCGTCTGCAATATAATCACGAACAATGAGATTGCCGAAATAAGAAGCATTGGCGGAGTCAGCATTGATTTTTATTGCATCATAACTATCTTTTTTTGAGCCGAGTCTATCGCCCAATGCTATATCAGCATCAGCAAAGGCAGTGGCTAATTTCCTATGTCCTCCTATAAAAGCTCTTCCAAAGTCGCCATAAGATATTGCGTCTTCTACAATAGCAATTTTGCCTTTGGGTAAAAAGTCTGCTGATGGTCTTCGGACTCGGTAATATCTATTCTCTGGAAGATAATACGGCGCTTCGCTTGTCCGATTTGTAATTTCTTTAATCTCAACGATACTGTTAGCAGGTATATCTTCCCATTCCGCTCCTTCTTGATACGGGTCGTCATTACGAACAGCAATAGCAAAGTCTTCACTTTTGTCTTTTATCACCCAAATCCAATATGTATCATAACCGCCTGGGGGGCCTTCTTGTTTCAACCTGTCCACGCAGATATAATGACCATTCCCTGCGTCAACCGAACCCCCACCACTCATAGTCCCCTCAAGTCGATTAACATCTGGCTTGACTCTCTTGCCGACTTCTGGATAATACGGGGCTACATTCGCATCGTCTTTAGTGCTTGGATGACCGACACTTATTGCGAGTAATTTCATCGCAGCACCGGTGTTTTTATAGATATAACCGATTCCTCCTGGTGGAATATAGTCAACATCTTCGGTAATTATTGCCAACTTATCCGCTGGTAATTCATAGCTTGTGGGGAATTTTACCTCAAACCAATTATTCGCCATATCATACTGGACTATTTCTACAAAGGTGCGAGGAAGCAAGATATTATATGCACCAAATCTCGTAGTGACATTTTTGACCTTGATTTTTTCGGGTTTCGCAGTTTCGCTTTTTCGCAATGGCCTTGTATGAACGCCCGTCGAATCTATAAACATATTCTGGCCAGTCGCATTGAGCATAGATTCCACAACAGTAACAAGCTGGTTCCATTCCTGTGCCGTAGGCATTTCGCCGGGCTGTCTTTTTTTTATATTCAGCTTTGCCATCAGATTATTATCGCTCCGAAGTCCATTTTGGGATACATATCTATCGCCTGATTAGGAGAGTCCTGATGCGCAATCCGCTCACAATATAAGCGATAATAGGATTCTTTCGGACGTATAAAATGGTTCCAGCCGTAGGGGGTTGAAAAAGTGCCGTTGTTTTTGTAAAGAAATTGCAGGTCAATATCGAAAAATGGTCGATTGGCTCCAAAGCGTTTCGTTATAGTCGGGTTTCCAAATAGCAGAGTCTCTGGCGGAAAATATTTGCCCAAAGATTTAGAATAGCAGCGGTTTGAATTCACATATCCGGCGTATAAATGCAAATCCGGCAGCTTCCAGGCATTGCGTATTGATATTGTCCATTCCCACAAAACATTGATTTTTCCCGGAGCTTCAAGGTCTTCCAATTTGTCAGCAGCATCTCCATACCAGCAAAGCTCCTCGTTGGAAATTGTAGCAAACTCGCTCCTCGCCGCAATAGTCTCGGTTACTTGAACCGTTCCGCCATAATCTTTACTGATTTCTTGTCTCGCTATCGCTATATTCTGTTCATATTCCGTATCCAGCGTTCCGTAAGTAACTGTGATAATCGCATAATTATAGGTCGCAAATCCATCCGAATCTCCCCCCGTCTGTTTGCCAAATGGTCTTGGGTCGGCGGACTTGGCGTAAACATAATTGTTTAGCATCTGATACAAATGTGCCTTGTGTTGTATTATTTCCTCGCCACGGTATTCCGTGTAACCGATAAACTCTTTGGCAAGCTGCTTGCGGTCTTCCCATTTGCATTTGACCCTTCTGGTTACGCCTACATTCGTAGTCCCGTAAGCGAATCTCTCCTCCGGTGAGCCGTCAAGCTCCTCGAAATCCTTCGTAAAACTGCACTCCTTTATAGCCATTATCCTAATCCTAATTTAATGTTTTTGACAGCGTCGGTTATATTTTCTGAAGAAGTTACTATTTCACCTAACTTTTTAAGCTGGTCGAGCTCTGCCTTTAACTGCTTTTGTTCAGTATCTTTTTTGCCAATCTGAGTGGCTATACTTTTCCAGGCCGACTCGAAGCCGACGAACCGGACTCTGGCCGCCTCGGCAGCTCCCCCCAAAGTCGATAACCTTTCCTCTCGCTTTTGGGTTTCTTCCTGGATTCGTTGTTTTATTTTTTCGAGCTCTAACTCTTCAAGTATGTTTTGTTTTGCTTTTTCAGCCCTTTGCTTTGCCGCCTTATCCGCCTTCTCTTTTGCTGCCTGCAATTCCTTCTCGTCCTTTTCCCTTTTTTTCGCCTCTTCTGCTCTGATTTTTTCAATATTTTCGACTAAATTCGTCTCTTTAAGAATAGCGCCTATCTTGGCGTTCCGCAATCTTTTGGCTTCTTCCAGCCTGTTCTTGTTTTGCTCTTGGTAATTCTTGTTTTGCTTTGCATATTCCCCCCTTATTCTTTGAATGCTTCTTGTGATTTGTCCTGGTGTTCCGAAGGTAACTCTGTAAAGTGCACGAAGATATTTATGACGTCTTCCAAATTCTTCCTCCATTCCTTCTGCCAGTTTTGCTCCTGCTTTCCTTCCGTAATATCCCATCATTTGAACGAGATACTTAAGCTCCGCCTCTGCGATACCACCAAATACTTTCCAAAACTCACTAAAATCTTCATTAGTCCCCTCCCAGATTGCGGCGACTGTAAGTCGGAAATCGTTGAAATTCTTCACCCCTTTATCGAGAGCCATTTTTAATTTCGGTCCAAAAACAGCCCCAATTTCGGCAGCGGTCGTTTTTATAGATTGCCAGAACTGCCCGAATTTATAAGATAACGTGTCAGTTTGTTCTCCAAAAGCATCCTCGGTCAAACCTGCGGAATTCATCGCAAGGTTTAAATCGTCAAGGTAACTCTCGGAATTGTTCAATAAAACATTCAGACCCGTCCTCGCCCGGACTTCCGTTACGATATTTTTCAACTGGTCTGCCGAAACATCCTTTAGCTTCTCCATCATTCCGGTCAAACCCTCACTTTGCAATTCTGCGGCTGAAAGTGTTATTCCTAATTCTTTCGCCGCTTTAATTGAGCCCTCGCTTCTACCACTCAACGACACCAAGGCCGAACGTAAATATGTGATAGATTCACTCGTTGAGATTCCATTCCTCGTAAGTGTTGCCAATGCGGCGGCGACTTCTTCCAGCGGGACATTTAATGCCGCCGCCATACTTGTAACACGCCCCAGGCCGTGAGCGAATTCAGCGAAAGATGTTTGACCTCTCTTTTGGATGGAGAAGAGTATATCGCTTACCTTTCCGACGTCCTTAGCCGCATAACCATAAGCATTAAGAACAGATGTTAATAGTTTCGCAGCGGTTGCCGTATCTGTAAAACCTGCCTTCGCCGCCTTCATTGATTGAGTCAATACCTTTAGAGCTCTGACGGGGTGAACTGAAGCTGATAGTATCTGATACAATCCTTCCGAAATTGTCGCAGTTGATTCCCCGAATTTCACGGCAAGGTCTTTTATGGCACGTCCGAAAGCGGGAAGATAATGCCGGGTCTGTTTAGTCAGCATTGTTGCTACCTTCGCCATCTGTTGTTCAAAGTCGGCGAACGCTTTTATCGCTCCAATTACCCCGGCAGCGAGAATTATCCCCAGACCTTTGGCCGCCTTCTTCATTATCCTGCCGATACCCGCCATCCCTCTCGATGCTAAACTGCCGGCCTTGGCTAAAGCACTCTTGAAGTGGCCGAGCCTGCCCTTTATATCTATATATATCTCACCAAGTTTTTTTCCAAACATTTCAGCTCAATCCTCTCATTAACTTGAATTCCCTGTATTCAGCCGGAGTCATTTTCTCAATTCCGGTTCCGCTTGTCCCAGCCGTTAAATAAATATGGATTTGTTTAGGCGACATATTTTCTACCTGCTCTGCCGTCCAATTATACAGTTTTGCAAGTAATCTGCAGACGGTTTTGCTATAATCAATATTTGTGTTGTTTGAATCTTCAGTTGTTTCTTTATTTCTTTCGTATTCGGGCAAACTAATATCACAGATTTGGTCGACCAGCTTAGTAATATAACGCTTATGCTTCAGAACGTGCTGTAATGCCTTTTTGCGTGTCTTGAAGTCGCCACCTGGCTGTATAGAGTTTTCAATTAGGAATTGGACGGCCTGTTCCCGATACCCTTCGGTATATAAATGTTCGAACGTCAATATCTCAGACAAGGTTGCTGGTCTCAATAGAAGTAACCTGCCTGATAACTCGAACGGTGATTTATAACGAACCGCCGCCGTTAACATATTGCCTCCTTATTGCCAATGATTAAGAAGTCTGGATGCCAGCGAATATTATTTCTACTTCCTGCGAACCGCTGCCCTGATGCTCAAGCTTTAATGTTCCATCGGTCGAAACATCAAGACCAGTTTCATCCGGTGCCGTCCAAAGAAATATGCCTCCCGCCGGAAGGACAATAATGTCCGATGCCTTATCAGCAACTATACCTACCTGAGTTGCGGTAGCACCGCCTATATGTAAAGCGGAATCGGTAGTGTTTTTGATATAAAGGGCTTTTAACTTGCTTAAGTTAATTGCCGTGCCGAAAACATCGGTAAGCGAACTATCTGTCAAGTCCAGTTCGGTCGACGTGGAAAGGGCAACTATGTCGTGGTAACAGGTGTTAACCTGATTCGCCCCAGTACCGTCGGTAAAGTTTATCGGCCTACTCAGAGCAACATTATCAGTTGCATACCCCAGCGGTGAAGCACCGACTATATCTTTATTGTTGGCCGAAATGTTTATGTTCAGGCCAAAATTTGCTCGTCCAATATCCATTTTAAGCTCCTAAAATCATTATCAGAATCTCATTTATATTAACTGGTTGCATCGTAAGAATCGGCATCAACTGCCGAGCAGGTTAGGGATATGCCTATAAGCTCACCAGTTTCAACATTGACCTCTAAAGATGCTTCATCAACTATCATAGTGTGTGAGCTGTCCTCGTTTTCCAGCTTAACCGTTATAGTATTGCCTTCGTCGGCAAAAAGAGATATATCAAATCCTGCATCTCTGTTACCAGGAACTCTATGGGTCTTCCCGTCTGTTTGGGTCGATACAAACGACTGGTTGTCTGAGGTCGCCCTTCTGGAATAACTTCGTACGTGATATGCCGATAAGTCTTCCGATGTTACAAGTCCTTTTGCTGATTTAGCGTTCGCCATATTTTAACTCCTTCCAATACATTGACTAATTTCATTTTGGTCTATTTCTTCGACTGCCGGTCTCAGGTAAGGTTGTGCCGCCATTTTAGAGGTTCCAAGCTCTACATATCCAGCGTATTCAACAGGCGTTCCAACACCAGGTGCGTTTCCGCCCGCATAAATACGTTTAATTCCGGGCTTTATAATTGCCCGTATCGAACGCTTTAAGTTGCCTGTCAGCACGGGAACCTTTTGCTTCGCTTTCCGCTCAATTTTATGGCAGAGGCATTTCAGAACTGACTCACTCTCGTTTTGAACAGCCCTTAAAATCGCCTTATTATTAAATCGTATCGCAACCGCCATAATAATTACTCTATCAAAAGTGAATAATTTACATTCAACTGCCAGATATTCTCAACCTTCGTTGATATTGTTCCCTGCCGGTTGAGCCGGACGAGGCCGAAGTTCGTTATATCAAGGTCGGCATTATCGAACTTCGCAATAAATTCATCGTGAATTTCTAAAAGTTTTTCCATCGAAGATGAGTTATCGAAAAGATTAAACTGTACAAGACAATCCTCCAAATGCCCTTGCGTTGTTTGATGGGCAGGTGTTATATCGACAAGCTGATAATTGATAAAAGGATAGCCCTGACCTTGCGGGGCTTGTATATGAAAGAGCCCAGTTACCATCGTCCGCAATTCCGCAGTATCAGAATGGTTGTAAAAAAAGTTATTGATTGCCTGCCATACCTCTATCATTGCTCGCCGTTTAACTCCTTGTCATTTTCATCGTAAAGTTTATTCGCCTCTGCTTTCAGCTTCGCAACTTGTTTCTCACTGTTCGAAATATCAGTGAGCAAAAGAACAACCTCTCTCTGGATTTCGTTTAACCGCCGCCTTTTTTCTTCGACACTCATTTTTTCTTAAAGCTCACTTTCAGTAATTTATTTGCACAATCGGTATCATCGACACTGACAATATCGTAATCGGTACCATCGATAACCAGAATGTCGCTTACCTTAATATCAACAAACCGGCAGTACAATACGCCATCAATTTTCTCTGTCTTCTGGCCGCCCAGCAAAACCTCTTTGCCGGTCTTCCAGTTTATTCGGCAAGACAGGTTTTCGAGATGCACCTCCTTGTTGTCGCCGAACCCGCCGATAGAATCCCGTCCGTGGGTAGCTCTTAAAATGTTCACCTTTTTATTAAATAAAAAACTCACGCAACACCTATTTTCATTCTTTTGCGTATGTAAGACCGCAACCACTTATCCGCCTCAACGATTCCAGTTAGGACTTTTTTGTCACGTTTTACGCTGTAATCACCGAGCTTAAGCTCCTCGAAGTCTGAGTACTGCGTATAAAGCGTTGAGTCATTCTCCGCCCTTGCCAGTATTTTAGCCGCTTCCACAATGGCATAAGGTACTTCGAGCTTTCCATAAGTCCCCGAAACTTCAATGTTATACCGACCCTTCGGAAAAAGAACCTCATCACTTATTATAGTCAAAGCTAAGTCCATCCGGTCGGTCTCCTGATTGAGGTACAAGGAGTAGGCGTTGTTTGTATACATATCACTGCTTAATACCGAACCCCACACCTTCACCTCATTTATCAGAAGTATATTATACTTCAATCCAGGATTGAGCCAGCTTTTGCCATTACCCGATATTTTTATGTCAAAGGGCTTCTCGTAGAAGATGTCATTTGTCACCTTCTCGACTAAATCCTCGACCCTCATAATCACCGCCTGCTTGTAGTCATCATCAGCATCAGAAGGCCAGTTATCAACATCTGAATCAGTTATATACCGACCCTGATAAGACATCTGTTAAACTCCAAGCTTTAAGTCAACAATCGAATATTCAGTCGATGCTCCTAAGGTTATTACAGCGCCGCAGGCACCATTGACAGTTCCACCCAAACCAACATTATCGCCTACAACAACTGTTCCCTGGGTCAGCAACGGGGCGGGGCCTTTTGTTTGAGCCCAGTAATAATATAGCGTTGTTACCGCAATCAAGGGAACGCCTACAACCTGAGCGGTAAGCCCGCCAAGAGGTGCAATCACCGTCCCATTGTAAGGATTCTTAATAACCGTTATCTCATCCGCTGCAACAATATCACTGACAATTGCATCGTAAAGCTCGCAAGTTACCACATTTGTAGCCGCCGCCGTGTTACTCTTGATTTTATACATCTGGCCGGTATTAGTTCCTTTGTTCACAATGAGGTAGCCGTCCTTCCAGCCATCTGCTCCGGGGTCTGTCCCAGTTGTCAAAACGTCAATACTCGTAGCTTTAGCAAGTGCCCCGTGTCCGGCCTGGGCAGTTTCCGCCCAGTCCGAAGTAGGCGCCGGTGCCTGTTGCATTGTGGCTATTGTTAAATTACTGCCACCCGCCTTAGAGTAAACAAACTCTCTGCCGTCGGGCTTTACCATAACCGAGCCGAGCACGTAGTTCTGGGTGGCGCTTTCCTCGTAAGGACTTTGATGGCTTTGCCCTGCGAGCAGCCCGCCTCTTATAATACTACCACTGAGCCCATCCTTAAATGCTTCCTGTATAGGTCGGCCCAACGCCTGGAACATATCTCTATCCATAGTGCCTAAATTTCTTCTAACCATTTGCTTTATCTCCTTCAAAAATTGTTTTTCACAGTTTGAAAAGTTAGCTCAATAGCTCAATCAGCTCATCTTTTTTGAGACCTGATAGCTTTACCTTTATTCCCCGCTCTTTCACCATTTGCTTTAGCTGCTTAATTGTTAAATCACTCAAAGACTCTTCTTTGTCCTCACTCGTTTCTTCTTCGACTGGTTCTTCTTCGACTGGTTCTTCTTCGACTGGTTCTTAAAGGATATTCTGCGTGCGGGGCCTTTATTTGTTATTCTGTACATATCAAAAACCCTTTCATTTATGGAAACGAGAGCAAGTTATAAAGAGCAAGTTATAACTTAATTAGGTTATAAACTTACCTTTTATCCGTGGGTCAGATTTTCGGTTAACACAACTGCCTCGACATTCTCAATCGCAAAGTCGAGCCGCATCGTATAGACCCAGTAAGTTCCTTCGTCGAAAGCACTTCGTTCGGACTCGATTTTCAACGCCCGATGGATTCCTATTATAAGATTGTCCTTCGGAGTCAGGATTGAATCTGTGTAGCTTCCGCCGCCTAAAACACCTGTTGCATCCAAATCGAGCGGCAGCAACGGGCAATCTACAATCGGAACCTTGCCGTATTGCTGGGCGACATTGCCGAGTATTGCCTGGTCGCCGAGATTTGTATTGCGCTCTTTCAAAAGCTCGAAGTAATCCTGAGTTACTACATCAGAGTTGAAAAATCTCAAGTTATTTAAACCCACTGTCTTATACTTCGAGGGTAGCTTTCTGAGCATATCGGCATATTTGAACTCTATGCCGTAAGGAGCTGAGCTGTCCTGTTCGGCAATTTTACCGGCTATATCGAAAGTAGTTGTTGCTGATGCATCCAATATTGTCGCCGACCCGGTGACGTCGTTGGAATCATTCTGTATTATATACCGCCAGGCATTCCAAAGCGTGCGGATGTCGTCCTCCTCGAAACTGGAATAGTTTACGCCGTCTATATCGGACATATAAGCAGCACCTTCGAGTTCGTTTGCGATTTTAGCCGCTACCAGTTTCATTATAGAGTCCTTGAACCGTGCCCCTTCGATGTTGTCCTCTAAATCATCATCAGCTATAAAGACCGCCCCTTTGACTTTTTGGGCAGTCAATTGAATACGATTCTCGGCAAACTCTTTTTTGACCTTTGATTTCTCGAACTTATCGCCACGATGAAGGAAGTCGCCTGAACCAAAACCCAGACCACGGATATTTTTAGTGACCTTGGACATCCGAACGATACGTGCAAGATTCTTAAGAACCGACTGGTCCACAATGTAAGTGATAAACCTGTCCGCCTCTTCTGCCTCAAGTTCTATGGCGGGCAGAGCTACCATTTTTTTAATCTGCTCTTTTTTACTGAGCAGGTTTCTTGTGTTCCTGATTAACATTTTCTTTTACTCCTTCACAATTAACAATTCGCTTGTTGTTGTATCAGTTCCGCATTTGAGTGCAAGCCACACTCATTGTTTGCTTTTTAAACTTACTGAATTTTAATGCTCGGCCAATTATCCTCGGAGTCGCCATCATCATCATCGCCGTCATCTTGACCGTCAAGTCCCTTCTTGATTCCGGTGCCGTCCTCGATGGTTGTAATTCGGTCGTTGAAATCCTTGAGCATTTTCACAATTTCTTTTTCGTTGCTGTTATAATCTGCCGTCTTGAAAATATGCTCAATCTTTTTGAATTCCTCGTCGAATCACCATCATTATCTTTGTCGCTATCATCGTCATCGCCTAACAGGTTTTTGACCTTCCTGAACTCCTCTTTACTGAGGTTCTTCTTTAGCTTCTCTTTGATTGCCGTCCCATCATTGTTAGTTTTGTCTTTGTCAGTATCTTCGCTTTTTTCAGTAGTCGCAATATAGAGCCCCTTAGCCAGCGTCACAACTGCCTCTTTCAAATCATCTGGGAATCCATCCCGATAATCGTTGAGCATCTTGGTCGCCTTTTCAAATACCCCCTCACTGCTTTTTTCCATTTCCTTTGCAAATTCATCAGGGTTGAACTTATCGCCGGAATAGTCCTCGATAAACTTTCTTAGAGTTTCCATCTTAATTACTCCTTCTTTAGTAATAGGATTGAATAAATAACCGCATTTCTCACAACGAATCAGCGTGCAAGATTTAGAATCTTCACCTTTCCGTTCGTACTTAATAGTAGTT